ATGCCGCGGTAGATCTTGGGTTTCATGTGGTCACCATGGGGGAATCTGGGCGACGAGCGCGACCGGAACAGATCGGCTCGCCGCCCCAGATGCTTCCCGCGCCCAACGAGGACGCGGCTTTATATGAGAACTGCGACCGAGTTCGTCGTCACATCGCCTCCCGACTCGCTGCACCTAACCCCGGCGGTTCGCCGTGCCCGCACACTGGGCTTATCAAATTTCCACTGCGGACGCCGGGACTCGAACCCGAACCGGATAGCTATCCGTGCGCCGCAATCCCTGCGGCCATCCGCACCAAACACAGATCGGACCCTGTCACCTCCCTTCATAGCACCTCGACACTGACCACGTCCGTGTGATCGATGTCTGTCTCTGCCCCGATCCTTCGGAGCGTGTACTCCACCAGATCGATCGCCTCAGACCGCGCGGCGTCGATGTCGTCGCAGGTCACGGTCACCACCACCGCGCCGCCGAACATCGAGACGCGGTACTCGCTCGGCTCGACGGGCACCTCGCCCGGCCGCAGGCCGGTGCGGATCATGCGGGCGACGTCGGGGTGGTCTCCTACGTTGCCTGACACGTCCGCCTCCTCGAGCCGCCTCTCGTAGTCACCTTGGCCGACAATCACGAGTGGGTCGGGCATTTCATGTCTCCGGTTTCAGGTGTGTTTATAAAAAATCCGCTTCCGTAAACAGAGAAAGTGGTGTACTATTCCGTATGCTTTTCTCGGCACGTGATTCGGTCGATCCCGCGGCGGTCGCATGCCTCGTCGAGGATGACCTCGAGCTGGTCGACCATGGCTCGCCCCTCTCGCTTCGCGAGTCGGGCAAGCCGCCGCTTGTCACGCGCCCGTACATAAATCTGGGTCGTCTTCTCTTGCATCAAGGGAAATATACACGCGCATCCGTGTAGATGTCAACGGATTCTTAAGGAATTCTTTAGGACGCTTGCATAAACCTATTGCCGTGCTAGGTTTATGGGCATGAAATTTTATGACAAGCTACGGAAGCTGCAGGAAGAACACGGCTACGCGTGGGCGCAGATCGAGCGCAAGGCCGGGCTGGGGCGTAATCGAATAACAAACATGGTCAACAACCACCAGGTGCCGAACGCGATAGACGGCATCAAACTGGCCCGCGCCCTCGGAGTCAGTGCGGAGTGGCTGTTCGATGAAAATCAGGGATGGCCGCCGCCGGACATTTCGGCGAGGCGATTGACACCGGAAGAGGTAAAGGCCCGAGTGGTTCAGATTCTCGAGTTGCTACGAGAATAATCTCGGCGAGGTCTGCGCTGGGATGAAACATTCCGTCCGGTGTGACGACTAAGATCGAGGTGACATACTGCATTGCTTCCTCCAGTATTGAAGACTGATGTGATTGCCGGTAAAATATGCCCCCACTAAACGGTCGGGGCAAGTCCCAAAACGGATCTATTAGAAAAACGCAACCAGTATTCCGAATTGGAGGCAAATCGATGATACAGATTCTGAGTGTGCTGCTGATGATCGCGGCCGTCCCGACGACCAGGCCGGCCCCGACGACGATGTCCATCGACGAACTGCGTCGCGAGGTCGCATCGCTGCGCCGCGAGAACGACGAGCTACGGGCCCGCCTGGCGGAACTCGAGAAGCCGGTCGACGACGGCAAGATCCGCGAAGGTATGACACTGCGCGAGGCACGGGCACTGACCAAAGGTGCCAAGGAGACCCGCAAGGGCTCGACCTACACCTGGGTCTGGACCGAGAAGCGGACCGCCAAGTATCCGCCGCTCCGCAACCGTGTCACGGGGCAGCTGCCGGACACCAGTCGGCTCAGCCTGCAGCCGATCGTGAACGAGGTCGTGGTCCGACGGATCGTGGCCGACGTGGAGCGGGGGCGGATCGTACGCGTAACCGAGTCAAACGAGTAGACGCCGGCACCACCGCCGCAGCCTCTCCAGGCCGGCCGGGCCGATGTAGCATCGCCCGCCGAGCAGATGCGATACGGCTGTGCGGTCGAGACCGACCGACCACGCGATGTAGGCCACGCTGTACCCATGCCTTAGCCTGACCTCGCTAACCATCCAGGCCACCCATTCCTGCTCGCTGATCCACTTCGGCCGTCGCAGTTTATCACGGGTATGCATGTCTATAATCTACACCATATCTTGTACTTAGGCAACGATCCAATACAAAATACACCGGTAGATGTTCCCCCGCGCGTTATTGTAGAGGCTATGTCTATCTTCACCGTGGCAGACCGGGCACTCGTTTTCGCACTGGCGGAGCACACCCCGGCCCGTGCCGCCCGCCTGCTCGGCGTCTCCGTGCAGCACCTGCGCCGGGCAGTACACCGCCTCGCCGACCGCGTCGACGCGGCCGGTGGCGACGGCACACCGATCCGCAAACTGATCGGCCAGCGGCCGTCGACGATCTCTATGTCAGAATTATCGGGGGCCGATCTGGCGTCAGCCGTCGGCCTGTTTGGTCATGAGCCCGCACTGCGACGATGAACCCAGAACGCCCGGCCGCTTCGTGGCACGTCGCCCCGACTGGCTTGACCTGTCGTGGGAAACAGATCGGGACGTTGGACTGATGAAACAGGCCGTCGAGCGTCGCGTCGATGTCCCGGCTGTGCATGCGTGGATCTCGCGGGACTGGGCGTCGGTGCAGCTGGCCGAGGCACGGAGGCACTATTGGCGCGGCCGGTAAGCCCATCAAGGCGAAAGCGTAAGCGTAAGCGACCCCCGCCCCCCAAGCGGGCATGGTCGCACTCACAGAAGGCGCCCGACTGCTGCCACACCTACTGGCACGCTTATCGTCAGACGTGCTGGTCCTGCCAGAATGACGAGTACGTCAAGACCTCCTTCGGCCGCGCCGTCCTGGCGGGTTACGGGTCGGTCGGGGCCTCTAGTTGGGAGCCGGCGAAGCCCGCGCGGTCGGTGCTCGAGTGTCTGGAGATGGCGGAAGCCTCATAGGAAACCTTCTTGAAGTCAGAAATCGTCCCCATCTCTAGCCTGTCGACAGACCCCGCGAACGTCCGCAAGCACGGGCAGCGGAACCTCGACGCGATCAAGGCGAGCCTGAAGCGGTTCGGTCAGCAGAAGCCGATCGTGGTGGACGCAAATGGCGTCGTCGTCGCCGGCAACGGCACACTGGAGGCCGCCCGCTCGCTGGGCTGGGACGAAATCGCCATCGTCCGCACGTCGCTCACCGGGGCCGAGGCGACCGCGTTCGCCATCGCCGACAACCGAACGGCCGAGCTTGCCGAGTGGGACGACGAAGCACTGGCCGAGACGCTGGCGACACTGGACGATTTTGAGAGCATCGGATTCGATGCTGCAGAAGTCGACGATCTGGTCAGCATGGTATCTGGGGCATCCGCATCGGATGGGCGAAAAACGTTGGGGGCCGCCAGGACGGTTAAGCTTGTTGTCGCCACTGACACAGCCGCACTCGTGGAAAGAGCTTTGCGCGAAACCAATAAAATCAATCGAGGCGAGGCCCTAGAAGAAATATGCCGGTGCTACCTTGGCGAAGAAGCTGAACTCGACGTACCGATGGAAGAAGACGCTGCGGCTGAAGATGCTGTCGAGTATCTCGGCTCCACCGTTCGTGCTGGAAACTCACGGCGGAATGGGAAAGCTGTTTGATTCTTGCTACTCGTCATTCAGCGGCGTTGTCTTTGAGAAGAACCCCCTGCGGGCCGAGTTCCTGGCACGACAGCGGCCGCATTGGATTGTGTACGAAGCTGATTGCGAACGGGCAATTGAAGCGGGATTCGTGGCCGACCTGCCGATATCCGTGCTTGATGTCGATCCGTTTGGCAGCCCATGGGGCGTTCTTGCTGCTTGGTTTCTGTCCCACCGAAACAAGCAGCCCAGGCTGGACGTGGTCGTCAATGACGGATTGAGACAGGGGCTGAAGCTAAACGCTGCATGGCGCACGGCCGGATTAGAAGCAGCGGCGGGAAGGTACGGAAACAAGGCCGTGTACGACAAATACCTTGAGGTTTCTCGAGAGAAAATAGAAGAACTCGCGAAGCCATGCGGCTATACGCTTCGCGAGTTCACGGGATACTACTGCGGGCACAACAAAGACATGACTCACTGGTGGGCGACGTTGACCATGGGATAGGCCTTCCACTCGCGACCGTCGAGCAGGCAACCCGCCGACGTCGGACGAGCGCCTCCCCACTGCTTGAAAAAGAATGCAACGCGGCTCCGCTCGCACGCGTCTTTGATGTCTCGTACCCACGACTCTCGGTCTTTTCGCGGTTGCCATTTGCCGTTCACCTGTTCGGCCAGTGAACGTTTTGCGGCAACTGCCGGATCTCTCAGGTGTAGCCCAGATTCGCCGCCAACGATGCACCAGTCAAGGCCGGCGAAGTCCATGTTGATGGGCGACAGGAGCGGCTCAAGACTTACGAAACGAACGGCGGCACGCACCTGGCGCAGTACATCGACGCGATCGATGTACGGCTGGCTCTCAACGGTTACCCCCATCCATGCGTTGTCCGGCAGTGTCCGTCGACGAGAGTACCTCAGCATGTTCTCTGGCCGCTTGGTCAGTATCTGGTATGTGTGCCTTGGGGTCGACTCGATGATGTCGAAAACCTGATCGCGGTAGTCGTCCGGGATATCTTCCCAGAATAGATCAGACATTGAGTTCACGAAGATCAGACTCGGTGTCTTAATCTTCGTGGGCTCGGTCAGCTTGTGCCTGCGGAGCTGAAGATCGAAGCCAATGGGGAATGCTGGCGTCCCCCTCTTCTGCTCTGCAAGCGTGCAGGCGTAGCAGTAGGCGCAGCCGGGAGATACTTTCCGGCAGCCAGTAGTAGGGTTCCATGTCTTCTCTGTCCAGGCGATTGCTGTTTTGTTCATGACGATAACCTCCTTTGTGGTAATAGTATAGTATTCGACTTAAGGATAGTCAAGTCATCTAATCCCGCGTGGGAACTAGGGTTATGGAAGGCGCCACCAACGACACTGAAAAACAGAGTCGCTACCGAGGACTCAAGCCGTTCAAGCCGGGTCAAAGTGGCAACCCCGGCGGCCGACCGAAGGGCAGAAAGTCCATCACGGCCGCACTGCGTCGGCTGCTGGACTCCGGCATCGACGGCAAGGATCTGTACGAGGCACTCGCTAAGGCTGGACTGTCGAAGGCGCTCAAGGGCGATCATAAGTTCTGGTCCGAGATCCTCGAGCGTATCGACGGCAAGGTGCCCGACCGCATCGCCGACGCCGATGGGCAGCCGCTGGTCTTCAATATCGTGCCGTGCCAAAAGAAGTAACCATCGAGGCCCTGCCTCGCCAGTTCGAGTTCCTGACTTGCGACGCACGCGAGGTTCTGTACTCCGGCGCGTTCGGCGCCAGCAAGACGCGGGCGATCTGCTTGAAGCTCGCTACGCGTGCGTGCCGACCGGGTGCCCGCGAGGGGCTGTGTCGCAAGCACCTGGTGACGCTGAAGGCAACCACGCTGAAAACTCTATTGGAGCCCGACGGCGACCTGCCGCCGATCCTGCCGCCCGGCTCGTACACGTGGAACAAGTCGGAGAAGACGATTCGCATCCACGGCGGCGGCGAGATCCAGTACTTCGGCCTCGACGACCCCGACAAGATCGGCTCGTACAACCTCTCGGGCTGTGCCGTCGATGAGGCGGTCGAACTCGATGAAGCCGATTGGACGATGCTCCGCGGTCGGATCCGCGTGCAGTGCGGCATCACTAATCAGATCTACGGCGCCTGCAACCCCGGCAGCCCATCGCATTTTCTGGCTCGCCGATTCGGGTTGGCTGAGGGCGCGACGGCCGCCGAGGGCTGCGTGGCCATCCAGACGCGGTCGGTCGACAACACGTTCTTGCCGGACGAGTACCTTCGCGACCTCGAGTCGTTCACCGGCCTCGCGAAGCTCCGCTACGTCGACGGCCTGTGGGCCGGATCCGAGGGGCTGGTCTACGACCGCTGGGACCGGCGGCAGTTCGTTAGGCAGCGGTCGGGCCCGTGGGCTCGGGTGATCGTCGGCCAGGACGAGGGCTACACGAACCCCGCGTGCATGCTCGTGCTGTGCGTCGATGGCGACGGCCGCGTGCATGTGGCTCGCGAGTGGTACAAGGCTCGGCAACTCGAGTCGGCGGTGATCGATGAGGCTAAGCGGATCTACGCCGACCTTAAGCCAGAGGCATTCGTGATCGACCCGTCGGCCGCGAAGCTCCGTGCCGCCATGCAGGCCGCGGGGCTTCCGGCCGTCGAGGCCGACAACTCTGTGTTCGCTGGCATCCAGGCCGTCCAGAAGCGGCTGATCGTAGCCGGCGACGGCGAGCCGCGGCTGACGGTCGACCCCAGTTGCGAGAACACGATCCGCGAATTCGAGACGTATGAATGGAAACCGCAGCGAGATGAGCCGGTGAAATCGAACGACCATGCCATGGACGCACTGCGGTATGGCATCGTGTATCTCGACGGCCTTGGCTCGGTGCCGCTGACCATCCGCGTGATCGCACCGGGCGAGACGGCCCGCCGATCAGCAGTACCCGATGATCGCGTATGGAGAACTCTGTGAGCATACTCCAGTGGATCAAATCACAGTTCTCCCGCGAGCGGTTCCTGCAGTCGTCCGTCCGCGTCAACGAGCTAACCGGCCCGCACCACGCGAAGTCGCAGCCGTACTCGTACGACGCGGCCGTGCGGCTGTTTCGGTCGTGGGTGTACGCGGCTGCGAAGCTCAACGCCCAGGCGGCGGCCAGCGCCACGCTGCGGCTGTACGTTCGCAAGAAGCGGGTTGCTCCGCTGTGGAATACGCGGGCGGTGCCGCGTGCGCGCAAGCGGTGGATCATCGAGCGGGCCAGTCCGACGGTGCGTCGCAAGGCGACCGAGTTCAACGACGACTTCGAGGAGGTCACCGAGGAGCACCCGGTCTTGCGGTTGTTGCGTACTGGCAACCCGTGGATGAACGGCTACGATCTGGCCGAGCTTCGGTTTCTCTACCTCGAGCTGACCGGCAACGCGTACCTGCATCCGATCGCGCACCCGATATTCGGCTGGCCGACCGAGCTGTGGCCGATGCCCTCGCAGTGGGTGGACGTGATCCCCGGCGAGCCGGACACGGGCGAGTTCATCAAGGGCTATGCCTACGGGATGCGATACGACCAGAAGCGGTTCTTCAGTCCCGACGAGGTCGGCCACTGGCGATACCCGAATCCCGGCAACCTGTACTACGGACTCGGCAAAGTCGAGGCCGGCTGGGGCGCCGTGCAGCAGAACGAAGCCGTGCACGAGTTCGACCTCGCGACGTTCAAGAATCACGCCCGACCGGACTACGCGGTGATCGTGAAGTCGGGGGTGAGCGACACGGCGATGGATCGGTTTCAGGCCGAGATCGACGGCCAGCTGCGTGGTGCCTCGCGTGCACGACGCTTCGTGACCATCGGCGGCGACGTGCAGATCATTCCGCTGTCGTTCCCGCCCAAGGATCTCGGCGGCCGCGAAGAGATCGTCGAGGAGATCGCCGCTGTGTTCGGCGTGCCGGTCTCGCTGCTGAAAGCGAACGACCCGAACCTCGCGTCGGCCAAGGTCGGCCTCGCCTCGTGGAAGTCCGGCACGATCGAGCCCATGCTGAGGCTCGACGAGGAGAAGCTGAACGAGTGGCTGCTGCCGATGTACGGCATCGAAGGCGACGCGTTCCTCGCGTACGACTCGACAGTACCAGAAGACGTCGAACTCGAGGACCGGATAATAGCGTCGAAGGTCGCCACCGGCCGGCTGACGATCAACGAAGCACGTATAGCCGAAGGTCTCGAGCCGGTCGAAGGCGGCGATGAGCCGCGGGTGAACGGCATGGCGCTGTCCGCGATGGATCGGCCGGCCGCGGCCCCCGGAGGGCTATTCGGGCTGTCGGCGACTCCTCCGGCCCCGGCGCCGGTGGTGAACGTGGCCGCCCCTGCAGTGGATACGGCGACACTGGTTCGCTCGGTGGTCGAGGCGATCCAGAAGGCGGCTCCGGCGCCCGCGCCGGCCCCCGTCGTCCACACGGAGGCCCCGGCCGTCATCGAGATCAAGCAATCCGACCTGATGTACGACGGCTCGCACCCGTGCGGGTGTCAGTGCAAACAAACCTCCACGGGGGCCGACGACAACGCCCGCGACGAATCCGAACGCCGCGTCATGCGGTTCGCGTCTGCGCTGGCTGCCGTGCTGGCCGACATGCGCGACGGGTTGCTCTCAGTCATCGGCACGAAGGCCGCCGAGCCTACGCCACCGTCTCGCGTGTCGCTAGCCGAGATCATCGAGCGTATCAATAGCTACGGCCCAAAGCTCCGCGAGGT